GAGCAATACAATCCAATGTTTTTCAACATCATCATAATACTTATGCGCTATAATTTCAGGTGTATCTTCATCAGTAACAATTAATTTAATGTATGCACCAGAATTTCTTTTGAATTCTTCTTCAAAGGCAACTCTTTTTGTAATATCAGTAACCACATCCAAATCAGAATTTTCGGTTGTATTGGTATAAAATGTTGTTGGAAAATTAAAGAAATAGTTTGCCATTATTCAGATCCAGTATTATCTTTAACTCTTCCCGCTTCGTTCAAAGCAAATTCATTGTTAATTGAATTAACAACACTAGCTTGCCCAAGGGTTCTGCTATAATTATCGTGGTATTCTTTAGTAAGAATTTGTGTCTCCATAAATGTCAATGATAGTCCAATACCAATAGGCATACCAGTTCTACCTAGTTTTGCATCGTTTTCTCCACCAACTTCGTAAGTTTGAAAACCTTTTGGAGCATAATCAACTGATATATTTGTTAATACACAAGTGGAAATTTTATCAATGTTTGGATTAGGTCTGCCATTATACATAAAAGAAATATCAAATTCTGATGGAGGAATAAGAAAAAAACCACCAGTATTATCTTTAATTTCTGGAGCTTGGTGAAATCTAAATCTAGATAATATGTTTTGTACATCTTTTGCTTCTTTTTCTGATCTTGGGTACAACATAAAGTTGAATGAAAATTCTCTAAATCTAGGAGAAGAATAAATTACTTCTAGCATAGGATTATTTACAAGACCTGTTGCAGCTGTGGCTAGTGCTTTTAATATTGGTTGGCCAGAGAGACCAGCTGCAATATTCAAAGCAAAATTTGATGTATTTAAGGTGTTTTCTGATTTAACGGTATTATAAGCAGATGAGGCAAAAGCAGCACCTGCAGCTAAAGGTCCTGATCCTAACTCTAATGGCCTATACGATTGACCATAAGTAAATCTCAAAGTATCTGGCATATACAAAGCAATTGTATCTGTTGTTCTTCGTATAGTTCTTAAAAACTTTTCACCTGTAATACTCGTAATACTGTCTACAGCTGAATTGATCGTTCCTGTTGCAAACCTTGCTCCTGGAATGCTACCCAGTTTATCCAGTTCATCCTTAACAAAACTTATTCCTCGTTGAACATTGGGGTTTTGAACAGCTGAACTGCCCGCTACAGCTGTTGCGGCCTGTTTGGTAACATCAATACCTTGATTAACAACTCCGGCTACATTTGTACTACCTCTGATTGCTTGCAGTTTACGCATATTTGCAATCACGGTAGGTTCCTCAAGACCAGAACTTCCTCTTGTAGCAGGAAACTGTGTATTAGTTTGTTCATTTATGTTAAATAGGATATAATGGCCCTTATCATAATTACCTACATCTTCCGGAAAACGAAATGTATTGCTTTTGTAAGCATCACCACCAAGAGATGTGGGTCCGCCTAATCTATTGCGATTAGTATTCATCACAACATCAACAATCCGGAAGAAAGACATTTTAAACCTATTTCGTTAAAATTAATATCTATATATTTATATGACATTCGGCAAAACTTACAAAGGATTCTTCAAACCAAAGAATCCAAAGAAATATAACGGTGATTATACCAACATTATATATCGTTCCACATGGGAGGTTCGGGTAATGAAATGGTTAGATGAGCATCCAGATATCATATGGTGGTGCTCAGAAGAACTGCCAATTAGCTATTTGAGCCCTGTGGACAATAAGATGCACAGGTATTTTCCTGATTTTATTGCAAAAATGAAACAGAAAAATGGGTTAGTAATGACTTATGTAATTGAAGTTAAACCTGAAGCACAAACTAAAATGCCGGTTCAAAAGAAAAAGACTAAAAGATTTATTCAAGAAGCTGCTACATATGCCATTAATCAACAAAAATGGAGAGCCGCGGACATCTTTTGCCAGGAGCATGGATGGAAGTTTTTAATTCTAACGGAGAAGCATTTAGGTATTTAATATATTCTAAAAGCGACACCATTACTTATGCATAATTACACCATAAATCTGTGGTAAATAATTATATTCACCTAATATAAATAGAACATGGCTTATCTACTAGACAGAATCAATCAACAACTTACGAAAGAAGGTTACCAACCCCGTACTAGGCAAGCTAGAGACTGGTTGTTGAATAAAATAACCAAGTTAAAGCCCTCTCGCCAATCAATCCTAAGCGACCGTGAGCGACTTCAAGATGATACTCTGATAGGACATATGTATTTTTATTTCTATGATCCTAAGACAAAGGACAAGTTGCCGTACTACGATACTTTCCCGTTAGTCTTGCCAATAGAACAATACCAAAATGGTTTTTTAGGATTAAATTTGCACTATATTAACCCAAAACAACGAATGATCCTTCTTGATAAGCTAAGTGATTTTGCTAATAATTCAAAATATGATAAAACAACAAAATTGCAATTAAGCTATGATTCGTTAAGAGCTGCTGGAAGAATATATGAAAAAACAGCTTGTTTAAAAAGATATCTGTATTCTAATATAGAAAGTAGGTTTTTAAAGATTGAAGCCGATGAATGGGATATAGCGGCACTATTGCCGTTTGAAAGATTTGTTGGAGCATCTAGTAGTAAAGTATGGTCAGAATCAGAGGAAAAATTCTAATGCCGGATAATCTTTTTTCACCAAATAAATTTTTATCACAAATAAATCTTGGTCGTCAACCAGCAAAAAATAGTTTATATAGAGTTGAAATTTTTAAACCTATTATTTTTGGTCTTGGTGGAACTTCATTGGAGCCATTAACATATTTGTGTGAATCTGCTGAGATGCCAGGTAAAAGCTTTACAACTGAAAATGTGCAAATTTATGGGCCTGGATATAATGTGCCATATTTAGCAATCTATCAAAATATAAATTTAACATTCTTATGTACAAATTCACAACAAGAACGAAAAATATTTGATTTATGGATGAATTCTATTATAAATCCAAATACAAATAATATAAGATTTCAAAAAGGTAAGGATAGTAATTACTTATCACAAATTCAGGTAATTCAGTATGACACTATGGAAAAAGAAATATATAAAGTTATATTGGTGGATGCTTTTCCAACAAGCATAGCTCCACAGCAGTTATCTTGGTCTGATGATGGATTTCAACGATTAACTGTAAATTTCTTATATCAAAAATATCAATTGGCAATACTGAATTGAAGTTATTTTTTTTATTAATGTTTTTTACCAAATGAGGTTATAATGCTACCTAAAATTGATGTACCTATTTTTGATGTGAAACTATTTTCTACAGGCAAAAAAGTAAAGTTTAGACCATTCACCGTTAAAGAAGAAAAACTATTTCTTATAACAGGTGAAACAAATGATCCGCAATCAACGATTACAACAATCAAACAAGTTTTAAACAACTGTGTGCTTGATGATATAGACCTTGATTCATTGCCATTGTTTGATATTGAATTGTTGTTTTTAAATTTAAGAGCCAGATCCATTGGCGAAATTGTTACCTTAAATTATAAATGCAATAATAATATTATTAAAGAAGATGGCAAAGAACATAGATGTGGTAATCAAGTAGGAATTGAATTGAATGTATTGACCGTTGTACCAGAAGTTGATGCAAAGCATTCTAATAAAATTGAAATTAATAGTAAACTTGGAATGATGATGAAGTATCCAAAAATGGATGTTATCAAAGACTCTAATGGTGAAGAAGATATTAATTCAGTTATTGATATGATTGCTAGCTGTATTGACTACATCTATGATGAAGATAAACTTTATTATGCTAAAGATAGCACAAAAGAAGAATTGATTGAATTTCTTGAAACTATGCAATCTAAAGATTTAGAAAATATTAAAGAATTTTTTGATACCATGCCAAAGATGAGAAAGACTTTAGATTTTAAATGTGGTAAATGTAATTATGAAGAAAAAATTGAAGTAGAAGGCATACAAAATTTTTTCGGTTAATATTTCGTTATGATAGCCTTGAAAATCATTATACAACCAATTTTGCTCTGATGCAACACCACAAGTACAGTTTGACAGAGTTGGAGAATATGATTCCTTGGGAAAAAGATATCTATGTGAATATGCTAATACGATATCTTGAAGAAGAAAATGAGAA